AAAGCATCTGTTGTTATCCTTAAAGCTAATTTGACTTTATCCAGCATGGCTTTACCTCAAAATCAAGGGGAAGCCCTGAGGCTTCCCCTGGTTGTCATTTCTTTGTTGCTTTCTTTGGTGCTCTTTAAGCCTCTTTCTCAGGCTCACCTTCAGGCGCTTCCGGCTCTGTGGCTGTTTCCTGTTGCGACGTCGCAACGGCTTCTGCGAGCTCTCTCTCAATGAGAGAAGCTGCTCTCTCGTCATCAAAGTCAAGTTCCTGACCGGCGTTATACATCTTTTTGGTGAACTTATCTGCAAAAGGCTTCTTTACGATAACCTTCATGCGATCAGCCCTCCGCTACCTTCTTTGCATTTACGAATGCGTAAGGAGCTACTACGCCGAGGCCTACATACTCCTTGCCGACAATCTTAACGAGATCCTTCTCAGCGAGTGAGAGGTCGTCGATCTTGATTGTTACGTTGTCGCCGTTAGGGAAGTTTGCCTGAGCGCCGTATCCGAAGTCGCCGATAATCATGTAGATATCGTCAACTGATGCTGCGCTGAATGCAGGAAGCTTGTCTGAGAAGACAATTCTGTCCTTAAGGCCATCGAATACGTCAACAGCGTAGTTGGCGTTGAGCTGGAGTGATACGAACTCGGCTTTTGTCTGTCTGTTCATGACAATATGAAGGTCCTTTGCCTGAGCAGAAAGAGTTGCAACTGCCCTAACGATAGTATCAAGAGCAGGGTTTCCGCTGAACACTCTAACTCCGCAAGCTGTTGCTGTTGATGCTGCAGGAGCTGATGTAATCTTTCCGACGAGAACCTCTTCAGCCTTCTCGACGATCCTCTGAGCAAGCTCTTTGTAGAGATATCCAGCAGTATCGACTGTTGTTCCCTCGATAGCCTCATCAGAAACGGTGATCCACTTCTTGATGTTCTCAGCCTTAAGCTCAACTGTACCGAGAGTTAATACCTCTTCGTTAGGAGCATTTGTTCCTTCAACATGGACAACTGCGCCGGTAGCTGAAAGCTCGAAGCCAACCTTTACGTTGCCCTTGAAGTAAGAATGCTTAACAAGGCCCATGAGCTGATGCTCTTCCCATGCATTCTTAATCTCTGTCTCCAGCATTGTAGGAACAGGGATCTGTCCGCCGGTTACGTTATCAGACAGAAGCGCTCTAACCTCTGTGTCGTCGTTGCTCTTAATCATGTTCAGGAATGCCTGAGCATATTCCTGGGAAGCTCTGATTTCCTTAAGTCCCATAGTTCTCTCCTCCTGTTCGAATGTCTTTGCTACTGTAGCCTGTGCCCGGCCACTAGCGATCTGTGCTGCAAGAGCATTTCTCTTCTCTGCGATTGCAGTAAGCTCTGCTCTTCTTGCTTCGATGGCGTCAACCTCAGCCTTGAGGGCTTCAAGATCTGCGCCTTCGTTCTTCATCTCTTCTGTGATCTGAGAAAGTCTTTCCTCAGTCTGCTCGAAAGTCATCTCTTTGATTTCCATAGCTTACTCTCCTTTGCATTTCAAAAGTTTTGTTTTAAGTTCTATGTAATCTCTGTCTCTCTTGGCTTTCTCTGCAAGAAGTCTCTCCGCTTCCCTCTTTGCAATCACTCCGTCACAAAAAGCCCTGGCAGATATTTCCGTTCCGTCGTTTGCCGGAATAGACACAGCTGATACATCATATAATTTGCCGACTCTGACGATGGTCCTCAGATAGATCCTCTTATCGCCTTCGTCGAACTCCTCGACTCTGTCTTCGGCCACTGTGAATCCGAAAGACATCTTGTCGGTATAACCGCCTTTAATCTCTTCATAGAGCTGACGGCCTATCTCAGTTCCTCCGAGATCTGCGTCCATTAAAAGGCCGTGACTGTCTACTGTGAGATTCATTGTTTTATTCTTGAGCCTCGCGAATACTCTTCCCCTGTGGTCATACTGCATGATGACGTCTGACATATCAGCATCATCAAAAGCTCCGGGGTCTACCTGCTCGCGGATTTCAAAATCTTTCCAAGTCATAAGAACATATGGCTCGTTGAATGTCGTTGCATAGCCTCTGACTTTGTACTGCTCGCCTTCACCGGTGTCCGCTGTTCTTATCTGCATACTACGGTATTGTCTACCGCTCTGAATTTTCTCAAGAAACTCATTCATTATCGTTACCCTCCTTATCGTCAGACTCATCTTTCTTGGTTGTGCTTCCATCCTGGTTGAGGAAATAGTATTCTCCTCTGACTGTCGCTTTGTCTCCGCCTTTAACCGGAGGAAGGTTCCATATATCACGAATCTCGTTGATGGTCATGATTCCTCTGTCTGCCATATCTGAGGAAATCTTCAGCTTGTCAGCATTATTGAGATACTGAAGCCTGTTTGATGTGGCCATAACCTTTGCGCCATGACTCTGCTCATTCTCTGTATAGAGCATCTTTGTGACCACTTCTGAGAACTGAATCGAAAATACCTCGATGCAGCCCTCATAAAATGCGCTCCAGGCATCTCCTACGGATTTGTTTTGTATGATTTCATCGTTTACTCCAAAGTAGGAATAGACATTATCACGGATAATCTCAAGCTGCTTCGGATTGACGAGATAAGGCTTTGCTTCAATCTGTTTTATTTCCTGATAGGTGTTCGGGAATAAGAGTAGTCCTCCGCCCTTCGCCTCGGATCCGAAGTTCTCTTCTGAAAATCTTCTTCTCTCTTTGGCCAGATCCTCAGCCTTGGCAAAGTTGTTTGTCTTTGCCATAAACCTATATGTCGCCGAGTTTTTGATTGCCTCTTTGACGCCCTGATTTTCTATGGTGATGAGGTTCATTGTCTCTGTGAGGGCCGTGTTCGGAGTTCCAAAAATGTCGTTTTCATATTGGAACTTGGTCATGATTCCACATCTCATAAACTCGACTGCTGCCTTTTGGCCATTCGAGAATGTGTACCTCAGCCAAGGCTCTCCGGATTCCGTCTGCAGGATCTCGCAAGAAGTCGGAAGGACCGAAAATATCCCTATAACCTCGTTGTGAACATTCAGCATCGGAACGATAAAAGCTGTCGCCTGCATATCCAGGATGGTCGAAAGTCTGTAGAGGAACTGAGACCATGTTTGGAAATTATTAGGCTGTCTCATGAACTTTGTTTTCAGAGCTGGCTTTGCGCTTCCAAGGACTTCAACCTTGAGCTTTGAGATGTGCCTTGCCCTAGCGTCTATTGATGTTCTGACAAGCTCGTTCTCATATAGGTTTCCATTCCAGCTCCTGAAGGCTGGCTGATAAGCCGTCAAGGCCTGCCAATACCTCTGAAGCTGCTTCTGCTGTTCTTTCTTGGTGAAGATAAGGTCAAATAATCCCATGATTACTCCTCGTTGGCCAACTGAGCTCCAATCTCGTTGAACCACTTTTGTCTAACTGTCATTGCATCCAGGAGCGCAGCTGTTCCGTCAATATGATCTGTCGGGTTTAGCTTTATGATCTTGCCCCTTCCACGTTCAACTGACATCTTAATGGCCGTGTTTAGTAAATGGACCTTCAGGATGTCGTTGTCGCCTATGTCAACAGTTCCGTCTTTGATGAGCCCTTCAAATTCTTGGATGACCGGCCATAAGTTATCGCCCTGATAAACGTCATCCATGTGGAATCCGAAGTCTTTCATCTCCTGCGTCAGATAGGACGCTGAATATCTGTCATATCCCACTTTTAAGGGATAGATTTCGTATTGCTGGACCAAGGCAACGAACCAATTATAGACATCCTTATAGTCTACAAAGTTGTCGCCGGATGGTATAAGAATGCCCTTCTCTATGTAGAGCTGATAAGGAAGGCCATCTCTATCTATTGCCTCGTCAATCTTGGCTGATGGTAAAAAGAATCTGCTTATAACATGGAGCTTTCTGTTCTTCTCGATTACAACACAGCACGAAGTGAGGTCCGTTGTCTGAGAAAGGTCGATGCCTCCCACGCAGTAAGATCCTCTGAATGCCTCCAGCTCAAGATGTTCTCCGCAGGCTCCTTTTACTGCCTGCGCAGAAAGCCAAGCCTGTGAAGAGTTCTGCTTCAGGTTGCAATATTTGCAAAGGAACTCTGTCTTTTTCGAGAGTGAATCTCTCGCGGTGTCGATCTCATTCAGAATGAACTGAATGGAGACCGATTCTCCCATTCCCGGAATGCTCTTACGGAGCTCGTTAATGTCATCCCATTTCTCCGGGTCGTCTATGGTATAAAAAATAGGCAGGAGTCTCTTGTCGTGGCTTTCGCCAAGCAAGAATCTCGTGCCTCGTTTGAATAACTCATCATCAATACCTTCGTTGA